TTTGTTCCTAATAGCAGCTTCAACTAAAGGAGCTTTAGAGTCACGTTCAGCTTTGATTGCTTTAAGTTTATCTAAGTATGCAGCTTTCTCTTCTGGAGTAGCTGTATCAGCAGGAGCTTCTGGTATATCAAGTGGTTTAGTTTTAGGAGGTGTTTTACTAAACATCTTTTGTGCAACACCTGCAACACCCTTACCAAGAACATCAGCAGTTCTACCAGCCACATTAAGACTAGGTAAAGCAGCACCACCAGCAGCTTGTATAGCAGCTTGAGTAAGATCAACATCACCTTTACCAGTAGTAGCTTGTTCTGCAACGGACATACCGCCACCTAACAGACCACTAACACCACGTTGAACAATAGGTTTGGTTAGTAATTTACCAGCAACTTCTGGAGCAGTTTTATAACTACTACCAGCAAAACCAGCAGCTATAGAACCTGCTTCAGCAGATTTGGGGTATTGTTTTTTAGATGCTTCCCAAGCAGCATAACCTTGTGGATCAATTAAAGCACTAAGTTTGTCTGCTACTGAATTAACACCAGCAGAACCAACTAAACCCCCAGTCATCATTACTGTTAATTCTGTCAATGCTCCTGCAATAGGGTTAGCAATAGTCAGTGGGGTAACTACAGGAGAAGCAAGAGCACTTGCAGCACCAGCACCTGCAATAAAACCACCAGTACCAGGAAGACCTCTAACAAAAGATTCTCCAGCAGTCTTAGCCGCACCACTAACAGTATCTTCAGGCTTCATGCCTGGTTTAGGGTACATACCAAATGCAGCACCGCCTTTACCTTCTACAACAGGTGCTTTGGTAGATACAACTTCATCATCTTTACCCCAAGATTGGGTAGGAGCAGGTGGAGCACTAACTACTTCATCGTTTTGCCCAAAATCAGCCATGATTAGCCTTTCTTGCGCTTAATAACGCCATCTTGTATGTAGTAACTACCACTTGGTAATTTGTCGTACTCTTCTTTGCTAGTAGGTTTAGCGGGATTATCTTGCGTATATTTGTTACTAGGAACAGCACCAGGCTTTTTANCATCAGCAGCAGCTTTAACAGTATCTTGAAGAGACAAAGGCCCACCAGACAAATTAGATGGCAATGGACCACCTGGAGCAGGAGATGGAGTTGTTAAACTTCTCTCTTTAGGTTTTGCTTCTTTTTTCTCTTCGGGACTTAAGTAAGTAGTAGCCAACTCATCTTCTAAAAGAGAAAGTTGTTTTTGTTTGTCTGGACCCTCTGGCATAGACTCTATTGCATTTATTTTCTTTTGAACAACAGTCCTATTAAATTCTTGCAAATCATTCCAAGATTGTGTTGATTTTAATTTTTGTTTTTTATCTGCATCAGTTTTTGCTTGTTCATAAGGAGAACTTCCAAAACCAAACAAACGTTTTTCTTGATCTTTTTTAAAGTCTTTGTTGTATTGATCTTCTAATTCTTTGCGGTCTTTTTTAGAATCTAAATCAATACCTCTAATAGTTCTTTGAGCAGCATTAAAAGCTTTTAGCTCTTCAGCTTTTTCTTTAGAACCATCGTTGCCTTTAGCTTTAATGTTTTGACCAGTTTGTTCTATGTTTTTAAGTTGTTCTTCTCTTATTTCTAATTGTTTATTTAACAACTCTAAACGAGTTGCATGTTCAGCAGCTCCATTTTTACCAAGACCATTGTAAAACAATGCTTCAAGTTGCGCCCTTTGTCTTTCTGAATTTTTTTCTTCAAAGAATCCAGGTAGATGGCTTTTGATATTAGCCTTCATCTTGTCATCCATTTTGGATATTAATTCAGGCATCTCTTCTGGTTTAGCACCAGCAAACCAAGACAACGCATCACCCAGTTGAAGTCTTTCTTGTTCATGTTGTTTAAGATCAGCTTGTATCTTTTCTGCGGTTGCTTTAGAAACAGCTTTGTTAGCCTCAATATATCCTTTTAAATCACCTGTCTCTCCAAAAGTTGATCTTATTAATTTAAGTTTTTCTACTTCATCAGCAGTTTTAAACTCATCTTTACCTACAAGATTTTTAAATTTATCTCTAGAGTCTTGGTTAACTTGTAAATTATATTTAGAGGCTAAATTAGCATTTCTAGATGCCTCTATAGCAAGTTCTTCTTGTTTCTGTTTAAGAACCATCTCTTGAGGAGCATACTGAGCTTTAAGACGATCTTGTTGTAACTTAAGTTGTGTTTCTTCAGCCGCAGCAGCAGTCTCCTGTTGCACATAAGGTGCAGCAGCCATATTTTGTTGTAGTCTTAAAGCGGCATCACTACCCGCAGCTACATCAGACATTAAAAAAGCCATGATTTAGTCCTATATGATTGGTGAAGTAGGAGCACCTTCAGCAGGGAAATCAGATATAACGCTACCTGGATTAGTACTGCCTTGAAAATAATTTTGAACTCCACCAGGAGCATTTAAATTGTATCCACTACCTACATTGGGGTTGCCAGCAAACCCTTGCATACCAGTAGCAAGACTACCAAGACCTTGTTGAAATGCTTGTTGGTTAGCAGTGTTAACAGTGTTACCAGCTTGTTGACCAGCCAATGCACCACCAGTAGCACCTGAATATAAATTACTCAAGTAGTTTTGCATGAATCCTGAATAGCCTTGCTGACCAATTTGCTCTAGTTGAGCAGACTCAGCACCAGAATATAGTTGACCAGCACCAGCAGCTTTAGCTTGAGATGCTTGTAAAGCAGGATTTAACACACCAGTTTGAAACTGACTAAACCCTGGCATAGCTTGAATGTTACTAGAAGCACCTGGTTGCAAATATCCCTGGTACATTTGAGCTAATTGAGCTTGATAGGGAGCCATAGGATTAGCAGTAGCAGTGGCAGAAGCACCGCTTTGTTGGCCTTGACCACCAAATAGTTTACTCACCCCACCACCCGTAAGGGAATTAACTCCTGCTGCTATACCAACGTAAGAAGCAACTGTTGCTGCACTCATGTTTGTTCTCCAATCCAAAGATTATTCAATTTCATAACTTGCCTGTAGTCCAAAGTTATTTCTTCACCTAAGTCTCCACCAACCATGCCACCTATGTCTCTAGATGCTACTAGGAACATATCCCCAAAGGGATTTATAACGGCTACAGCATTAGGATTCTTAGAGTGGTTAACTAGATACCCCGCAGGGGTTCTAAGCCCACCGAGCCTCATAGGAGCAATCACAAGGTCTTTTTTAATCATAGCTGTAGAAAACATTCCTTTACCTTGTATTGGTGAATTACCAGCACATATGGCATAGCTGCCTTCAGGGAAAGGGATGCAATCTCCTCTATGTTTAGAAGCTAACTCAATGTCTTCAAAAGTCCAACCAGATTCTTGAACTACCAACAAGAAGTCTTGTCTATCCACTTCATGCAGTGGGTACTCTTTAAGTAGCTTTTCTTCTTGGTGTTTCTTAAGAATATCTGGGGACTTAAACAAAATAGATTCTAGGTACTCTACATCTGTGCTACTAGTAACATAGATGTTTTGCCACACAGTATCTTCTAATGTGTAACCTATTTTGCTACCAGCTTTGGCTACAAACATGTGGGGAGCTACAAGAGTTTGTACCTCACCATCTCCGTCTATAACGTTAATGCTACCTTGGAGAAGCACATTCATGTGCTCTGAAACATGCTCTTGACCCACAATCAAAGTTCCTTTGGGATAGTGGGCTTCTCTAATGTACAAGCCACCTCCAAACCTATGGATAATAGTGTTAAATACTTGTTCTTCTTTTAACAATGCTTCAGCTAAAGCTAACTTGCTCTCAGTGTTACTAAGACTAAAGTTTTCTTTGGTTGAAACATTTATAATAGATTCTACTACTTGATTCAAGTTATTTCCTATATTGTGTTCCACCGCCAACAGCTTGCTCTTGATCCATCTCCCCAATCCTAAAGTCAATCTCAGCAGCATCTAACCTCAAGGGAACATTGCTAGTACAGAGGAACTGCCAAGCTCTACGTCTGTCAGCACCACTTAAGTACACTTGTGATCTAGGAGCATTGAGGTCAACAGACCGAGGTGTAGAGTAAGAAGCATAGTCATTACCTGTGTGGCTAATCTGCATCACACCGCCTTGTACCTTGTCTCCAACAATTTCTAGACGACCATAAAACTTACGTTTGGTACTTCCGTTGTCTTTAATGTCTGTGACTGACTTACAGTAAATAGGTTGTCCATTGTCTTGATAAGTTGTAGTACTAAAGTAATACAAAGTAGCATTGTCATCATCTAAGACATACGGAATGTTGTTCATTTCTGCGTAGTAAGTACCACGGAAATAAGACTCGTAGTACGTACCTGGGTTAGGTTGAGTGTTGGATGCCATAGCATACTGAGTCCATGTATACCATTGCTTCTCATCCAAGTCGTAGACCAATGTCTTTTGAGTGTTGTGTAGAGTCAATATATATAGCGTATGACCACTAACTTTATAGCAGTAAGCAGTTACATAACTCAAATCATCTGCTTCTAAATGCCTATCTATGTTACTAGTAGACACCTTGACAGCAGAAACACCATCCATTGTGTACACACATTTGCCGTACGTTTTGGTTTTACCTATCCATAAGACAGTGTTACTAGTAGCAACAATACTATCCCCACTAGCACAACCAATCTCAGAGGTATAAGACGCTGCTAACCCCAAAGGAGAACCAACAGCATTACCAACATCATAGAAGAACTGGGTGCTATTGTTTCCAAAAGCTACCAGGTAGTTAAGATGTTTAGCAATACCCACTAGGGTATCTGCTGTTTGTTCAAAGCTAAGATAACTTAAAGCTTGCCAAGTAGTTGGGTCACCCAGGTTAGAGTTGTAGATACGATTATCCGTTGTGCCTATAAACACATAATTGTCTAAGAAGACAGCACCAGATACAAAAGGACCAGC